TCAATAACAGAATCTTTTGCCCACATTTCTAATAATTCATCAAGTTTGCTCATTACAAATCCTCCTTATAGGAGTGTATCACAGTTAATCTAGTTTGTCAACATCAAAATAGGAATATCTGAATGTGGCATCGGCAGTAATGATGGAATCTGGTGTGTCTGAGGCAGAAACCACGAATGTAGATACCGATGTTGGAAACATATCGTAGAAAGTGAATGTGTGTAATGGGTTATTTGCCGATGATAGAAGAGTAACCTTAGCATCAGAAAATTGTGGCATTAAATCACCACGAGCATTGGCATTTGGATTTAAAAATTTCAATTTTTCATATTCTTCAAAACTGGTTACTTTGGTCATAGCACGAATCCAATCGTGAATTTCCAACCATGACTTCAACTCTTCATCCACCAAAAAGGTAATATTCAAAATGTCATATACAGCCTTTTCACCGGGTGAATATAAGTCAACCAATGGAGTATTACGAACAACTTCAGATAAAGAGATGCCCGGAATAGTTATAGACTGGCAAAAATATTGCAAGTTTGGTACACGACTAAAATTTAATTGAAACTTATTAGGGTGTAGATAATTTGGATTAGCTGGATTTCTTGTGAATGCACTCATTATGGTCTCACTAGTTATACTGGTATTTATATGTAAAAAAAAGAGGTCACCGAAGTGACCTCTCTAAAGAACTCTCTTGAGGGAGTTTTTATTTACATGATGTTTTTAATTGCAAAACCACGGTAGTAGTTGTTTGACTGAGCAGTCAAAGCGCCTAGACCTTGGTTAGTACCTTCTGCAAATGGATTAGCAACTAGACCATAACGTGTCTTGAAGCCAATCTTTGGTTGGAATGTACCGGTATCAACGGCACGAACCATTTGGAGAGGAACGTAAGGGCAATAGAAAAGACCAGCGTCAAATGCATTTGAACCTTTGAAACCAACAACTGCAAATTCGTTAGTTGAAGATGTTTGTGCATATGGGTCGATGTAAACTTTAATACGACCGAACATTGTACCAGCAAATGTATTACCAGTATCGTCAACTGTTAGGTTAACTTGACCAGCAAGTGCTGATTGGTAGTCTAGAAGGCCAGCCATCGCAAATGCAGATGCAACATCTGAAGATACGATAACGATATTGCCTTTGCCACGACGAGTTGTCTTAGCAATGGTATTAGCTTCACGCTCTAATTGGAATGCCAAACCTTTGATTTTCTCAACCATCCAACGACCGTTTGAATCGGTGTCTAAGTCGAAAGTACCACGGGTTGTTGTACCAACTTGTGCGCCTAACTTTGCAGTACCGTAAATTGTACGAACAACTTCACGGTTGATTTCAGCAAGAATTTCTGTTGACAAGATGTTTGCCAATTCTGTTTCTGCATCTAGACCATGAACTGCTTTCAAGTCTTGAGCTAATTCAAGTGAGTATTCAGCTTTCAAAGCACGAGTACGAGCAGTAACAGTTACTTTCTCAATTGAGAATGCCATTTCTTGGAATGTGTTACCAGCAGCACCGTCACCAAGAGCTTCAGCAGAACCTGTAGTCATTGCAAGACCGGCTTGAGCGTTTGATGTGAATGTTTCTGTTGTATTAGCAGCAACTGACAATGCAGTTAATTGGTTCTGAATAGCTGCAGCAAGTGCAGTATTAGCGCCAGAGAACTGTGAGTTAGCTTCGTTGAAGAATGCTTCTGTACCGCCTTGACCTGCATACTTAGTACGCATTGCAAAAATCAAACCTGTAGGACCTGTCATTGGCTGAACGCCGCAAATGTCATAGGCAATTAGGTTTGGTAATGAACGGCGAACCAAACTGATTAAGATTGGGTCAAAACCAGCAACTGGACCTGCAGCAGCTGCACCACCACCGAAACCACCTGTACCAGCGAAGTTTGTTGGTGAACCAGTTTCTGTAATCATACCGGCTTTAGCCATTTCAACAGCTTGATTTTCTAGAATAACTGCTGTAACTGCTTTACGATATGGATCTTTGATAGATGGCATATCTGGGTGGTCGAGAACGCCGGCCCATTTTGTTTGTAGTTCTTCTGACAAATACATATTAGATATCTCCTTGGATATTATACTTTAGTTTTAGAAATTGCGTTTGCAACTGCGTTCACGAATGGGTCGCTAGAAACGACTTTCTTCTCTGAACCATCAGTTACTTCTTCTTGAAGTTGGCTTTCGCTGGCTTTCTTTACGCCAGATGGAAAGTAGTTCTCACGGATTGTTTCAAGTTTTTCCTGATATTCTTCTTCTGTAGAGAAATCAATACTCTCTGCGAGTGATTTAATTTTTTCAACTTGAGTTGCTGTAAGACCTTCACATACTTCACGAGTGAGTTCTGACTTGCGTGATTCAACCAATGCCTTAGCATAGCTAACACCACGTTCGATTTCTTCGTCAAGTTTGCTTTCAAGTTCTTCAACTTTAGAAGCAAGTTCTTCAACGAGGTCGACTTTTTCAGCAGGAACATCAATGAAGTTCTCTGCGAATAGATTGCGTAAACCGGCAATAAAATCTTCTGTCATTTCTGAGCGTAGACCAGATTCAATAGCAATTTGATTCTCTTCCATCCATTGTTCAACAACGTATGATAGGTAATCATCAACTTTTTCTGTTAGGTCTTGCTTGATTGATTCGACAGCTTCTTCTAGCATACCAGCGTAGCGTGATTCTGTTTCTTCTTCAATTTGTGATACACGGTCCATAACACGAGCTTCAAAAATTGTAGAAACTTTAGATTTGAATTCTTCGGAGATGGTTTCATCATCTGCAAACAAGGCTTCAATATCTTCCTTCATTGTCTTTTGGCCACCACCAAGCATTTCTTGTGTGTCAGGTGAAGCGTCTGAAGGCTTTGTTGTTGGTGCTGTAGCTGATTTTGCAGCTTTTGTTGTGTCAATTTTGGCTGAGTTATCGTCAGCTTTGTAATTCTCAGGTGTTGGCCCACCCAATTCCACAACTGAGCCTTCTAGTTTTGCTGAAGGCATAGCTGGTGCTGAACTCTTGCTTCCTGCAAGAATATCTGCTGCTGCCTCGAATAGTTTATTTGATGCCATTAGGAATCTCCTTATGATTTTCTATTTATAAAATTAAAGTTTTCGGATAAAATTTTCAAACAAATTAAATGCAACTTGTTCAATTTCTTTGCGTGAAGCCTGTCTAATTTGTTTTTTTGCTGAGTCAATGTCCATCTCTACGAAGCGACCTTCAACAAACAACCATTCTTTATTCTCCATGATACCATTAACAAAAGCACCTGGAGCAGAAGGATCTGCCACAATATCAGCTGCTGTTGCTAAACGAAAATCATCTTGCACCATGTTGTAACCTTCTTTAGTTTGGACAAGAGAGCCCATACCACGAGAAGATACACCAAGATTAACACCTGAGTCAATAAAGTTTTTAACAATCTGACCATATGGTGTTTCGAGAATCATTGCTTTACCAATATAACATTCTCCATTATCTTCTAAAGAAATAATCTTGTGAGATACTCTTTCTAAGTTAAGAGATGGTGTATCAGGGTGACCCAATTCACCTAAAGCACGATTAGTTTTAACAAATTCTTCATTGTAACGACCGACTTCTTTTGCCAATGTATTTTTGGCGTACATACGGTTGTTTTTATTTGGTTTATCATAGACAAGAAAAGGACCTGTAATGTATAGGTTCTTCTTGCCATTTTCAGAAGCCTCAGTAATATACTGTACCTCTTCAATATTTTCCCTAATTAGTTTCATATTGTTTGTCCTGTATATGGATCCACATTATATGTTGCTGTTTTTGAAACTTCCAAAACAATGCATCCACCAGTAACAATTTGAACTGATAGATTACCTGTGCTAGTATTAGCAACAGATCCACCGTAATCATCAAGGCGCATTTCACCGCTGCCTGATAATTTAAATAATTGAGCTCCGTCACGGGTAACTTCAATGCTACCGTTTGTTGACCAATTTAATTTTCTAATTGATAAAGAGGTAACAACTTCATTAGTTGGATTAGCTCTGAATTGATTTAATGTTAAATTAGCTGTGCTAACATCAACACATCTAACGATTGAACTGCCTCTAATCGAATTTACAATTTCATATGCCATTTTATTTTATTCCCATGGAAGTGCGGCGTCTTAAAGACATTTTTCTTTTGAGTAATGTTCTACGCAATTTAGATTTACCCTTTGTCTTCCAGTACCTTTTTAGTTTTCTAGACTTCTGTATTCTTTGAATTGCTGGTATGCGAACTACACTATTACCAGAAATCTTAAATCCTTTTACTGCTGATTTTCTTGTATTCTTTTGAACAACAATTTGGCCTTTTTTATTTCTACGAATACGGCGACGAATCTTTTGGACTCTACCAACTCGCATTACGTTTGCTTCATCTAATTGTTCATCCACTTCCACTTCGGTATATGTAGTTGATGCCACATATGCCTTTTCTTCTTCTAAATGCTCAGCAGCAATTTCATCCAGGCGATTGAAAATAATTTCTTTCGCCTCGGTTAATTTATTCTGTGCAATCAAATCTACTAGAGTCATGTTGTTTGCTTAGAAACAAAGTCTAAAACTTTATTTAGACCTTCTTGTGATTCTTTTAATAGGTTTGAAAACTTAACTTGATTATCTTCACTCAATTGTTCAAAAACGGCATCAATAGCATCAGCCGTTTGTTCATCAAGTGTACTAACTGTACCGTCAATATGATTAATCGTTACCTCTTCTGCCTGAATTGGGTTATTCATTGGAGTTTCCGCTGAATATGGAACAGAAAAGTAACGATTCAATCTATCACTATAGTACATAACATTCGTAATACCCTCTGGATAATAACGAATGGCTTTACGTTTCAATACTAGAACAAAAGGTGGGTTGACTTTTTCTTCCAAATAAGAAACTTCTTCTTTCTTTAATTTGGTAGAATCTTCATCTGCTTCTGGATCATCACCAACCTCTGGTGCTGTATCTCCAACCTTAACTCTATGAGCCTTAACTTTTTGCCCAGCTGCACCAAGTTTATAATCTGAAGTATCAACTATGCCTTCTTCTAATTCTTCTCTTACCGCACGGCGAGTTTGAGTGTAAATTTGTTTATTATTGGTAATCAAATCTACCATCTTAGTAAACAGATTTTGAATAATCATTCTGTCTGCATTATTGAATTGTGGGCGTTCTTCACCCATTTTATCCAATATCTTATGGATACGCTGAATCTGTGCCTTATTGGCAAGACCAGCACGGACAAGAGCATCAAACTTTGTGTAGTCTGATTTCTCTTCTTCCGTTAGAATGGTTTTAAAGTCTAGTAACGATTTCATGTATTATTTTTTAGCTAATCTTTTATTCATCATTGTTTGAATATCTTTTATAGCATCTTTTGGTTTTACAGCACCAGATTTGCTTTCTTTATCTTTTAAATTTGAATAGGCCTTAGATAATTTTTTGCCTTCGTCACTAGTTGGATCTGGATAATTTTCCATTTCTTCTAATTCTTCCACTTCTTCTCCTACTTGGCCGCCAAATAATGTTGCGCCAAGTTCTTGCTTACGAGCATCAAGTGCTTCAAATGCACGAGCAGATAACAAGTTTGATAATGTTTCTTTAGCATCAGCTGCATGGCCTGAAGCTAGTTGGTCAATAAATGTTGATGTTGACATAAAAATCTCCTATTATACCTTATTTAGTTTTGTTGAAAGAATACTTATTTACCGCATCATCTAGTTGCGGAGTTGGTGATTCAACACCACTTTTTTCAACAGTATTGTCAATTGGTTCTGGTGGCGGACCACCTTGTTCTTGACCTGGTTGTCCTAGAACAGGAGTAGCAAGGTCACCTTCTTCTTCAATCTCTTTTTGCATTTCATCAATTTCTTCTTGAGTCATATGCAGAACATTCTTTTTAACCCATGTTGATGAGTAATAACGACCAACATATGGGTCAACTTGAGTTGCCGTTGTAATACGTTCACGCAAAATTTCTGCATCACGCATTTCGGTAAAGTTATTGTCTTTCTTAAAGTCATAAGAAATGGCTTCTTTAAATTCTTCCCATTCTTCAACAGTACAAATGCCTTTCAATGACAATTGAATACGAAGAGCATCGTCAAAAATACGAGAAAATTTATTACGCAGTCTAGCAATAAACTTACTAAACTTAACCTCATCACGAGTAACTTCAGTTGTTCTACCAACACCCATAATACCACCACCTTGTGGATCAAGGCGAGAGATTGGTACATTCAATGAGTTTAATAGTTTCTTATGGAAGTATAGAACATCTTCCATCTGGCCTAAGTTTTGTCCAGCTGGCAACGTAGTGATTTCTGTGCCTTTACCACCTTCACGGCGAGGTAACCAAAAATCTTCTAGCATTGAAAGGTGTTTACGCTCATCACGAATCTCACCAGTATTAGCATCGTATACTAACTTGTTACGATACTGTGTCATAATAGACTTCATATATTGTTCAGCCTTACCTTTTGGTAAGTTACCTACGTCAATATAAAAAATACGTCTTTCTGGTGCTCTTGATAAACGGTAAATAACAACAGCATCTTCAATCATTCTTAATTGATTGAGTGGCTTAATTGCTTTATGTAAGTAAGAGATTACAAATGTGTTCTTTGCGTCCATCAAACCAGAGTTAACATTAACTACTGATTCAGGTGCAATTCTTAAACCTTGATTGACTGATGAGGTAAATGTCTGTGATGTTGTACCACGGTCATTATACACATAATATTCAGCTAAAGATTTAATAACTTGAGCACCAGTTTTTGGGTCTCTTTCTTTTTGAATCTCACGCACTTTACGAATCTTGCGTGGATCAATATATCTTAATTCTTGTATACCGTCTTTTGGATTCTTATCGTTAACAACAACATGATAATAAATTCTACCATCAATATACCAACGCTTGAATAAATCATCAGCCAGATTTGAAAAGTTTAACATCTTTTGAATGTTAGCAAACTCTTCCAGTATTTTCTTTTTGATTGATTCTGGTTGTTTTAGATTATCCATATTGATATCTACAACAGTACCATCTTCTGCATGGGTGATTGCTTCGTTAACAATTTCATCAATTGCCATATCACATTCAGGGTGATTTGACATTTCACGGTAACGAGTAATTAGTTCCAGTTCATTA